GGACAAACCAACAGAAAAAGTTTATGTTTCTAAAAAAGAGACTATGGAACAAGGTACAAAAACAGCACCAACAAGAGTAAAACCTGGTACTAAAGAAAAGGAAAAACCTGGTAAAATGGACCCATTTAAAAATCCAAAACACCAACCAAAACCAAAGGCTGAGAAAATTGATGAACAAGGTACAAAAACAGCACCAGCACCAACAAGAGTAAAACCCGGTACTAAAGAAAAACCAAACACATCAGACCCTTTTAAAAATCCAAAACACCAACCAAAACCAAAAGCATCTACTGAAGCACCAAAAATGGGAACGGTTAAAATACCTGACTATTTGGAATTTGACCAATTAAAAATTGATTTTAAAAACCAATAATGAAAAAGAAACAAATTGTAAGAGAAGCTCCAATTGATTATGGAGATAGACCTGAAAGAATGTCACCAGATATTGAAAGAACAATTCTTTCAAAAGGAACTCCATTGTCTACAAATCCGGCATTTCCAAATATTGAACAGGGTAATTTACCTGAAACATTTGAAGAGTTAGTTGCTTCTAAAAGATTTAAAGATGTTGTTGCTAAAGTTAGACGTTATGTACCAAATGCTGGTGCTGATATTTCAAGAGGTAATCCTTTACAACAATTACAAAGAATGATGATGACTATGGCCATGCAATTGTTACAAAAACAAATGGCTCATAAAGAATATCTTGAAAATTTGGCAATTGATTTGGTTAGAAAAGAAATGGGTGTAAGACCAGACCAAATTAATTATGTTGCAGAACTTGTAATGCCAGGTCAAATTGATATGACAGGTTTTCAAAAACAAGGTGAAGAACCTGAAGACGAGGAAGTTGAACAGAATTTCCAAGAAAAAGAAGAAGACCTTGAAGATTTCATATCAGCATTTGAAAGATTTGATATTGAAAAGGCGAAAAGAAGATTTATAAATGCGTTAATTCAAGGTTCATCTAAAAAAGGACATTACATGTTTGAATTAGTTAGAGATGAATTAGATAGAGTTGACCCCGACTTATTGAATTTGTACGGTGTTGTTATGTCTGTAAATGATTTATTGTATTGGGTATTACCTGACGAAATGATGGACATGATGATGAGTCAAGGTGGTGTTGGTGGTAAAGAAGAAGTTGATATTCAAACTGACCCCCCAACAGTTAAAGCAACAGGTGTATTTTTTCCTATATTAATTCATGAGTTAATTAAAGGTACAATGGAAATCTTAGGTACTCAAGGACTTCCTGATGACCCAAAACAAGCCGAAATGGTCATGGCATCAACTGACAGCTTATCAAGTGAAATTTGGGATTTAAGAATCGGTCCAGTATTATGGGAAAAATTCTTGACTGCGTATCCCGAAGAATTATTTGAAGAAGATAAAAAATTCATACAAAACTACCTTTTTGCAAGATTTTCAGCACTTTCATCTGAAGAGTTTTTCAAATTAGCTAAAATGATTTTAAGAGGTGATGCAAAAGCAACATCAATCTTGGACAGAATGGTTAAGGAAATTGTGGCTCATTTGAATGACGTACATAGTGATGATGACGAAGACTATGATACTGATGAAGATGGTGACACTATGGGTCCTGACGATGATGATTTGAGTGATTTAGATGATTTCTTAGGTAGTTTAGGTATTGACAGGTCCTAACACTAACCTTTTATGGGTTTAACCAGAGAACAATTACTATTAGAATATTCAAGGTGTATGAAAAATACACCATATGCTCTTAAGACGTATCTTCAGACTTATGATAACACTCAGTCAAGATACGTCCCATTAGAGTTATTTCCTGACCAAGTTAATTTGGTTGAGGATTACGAAAACTACAACGAAAATATTGCATTAAAATACCGTCAGGCTGGTGTATCAACCGTGACTGCGGCTTGGGCAAGTAAAAGACTTGTATTCGCATCAAAACAAAGACCTGAAAAGGTTTTGATTATTGCAAACAAATTGGATACTGCCGTGGAAATGGCAAACAAAATCCGTGGATTTACAGAACAATGGCCCGCTTGGGTTAATGTAGGGTTCTCACCTGATAAAAACGCGGCAAGACACTTTAAATTAACAAATGGTTGTGAAGTAAAAGCGGTTGCTACATCAAAGGATGCACTTCGTGGTTATAGCCCCACTATGTTGATATTTGATGAAGCAGCGTATATTGAAGCCGATGGTGATTTTTGGGCTGCTTGTATGGCTTCATTATCTACGGGTGGTAAAGTTGTTGTTGTATCAACACCAAACGGATATGACCCAATTTACTATGAAATTTACGAACAAGCCAATCGTGGGATGAATGATTTCAAGATTACAGAAATGTATTGGTATCGTGACCCCCGATATACAAAAGATTTATATTTGGTTAAAACTGATGAAATTATTCATTATTTATTAAATCGTGATGAATATACTGCCGATAGAGTTATTGATTTTTCAGGTCGTGACCCATATGAAAGAAACTATGACGAGTTAAAAGCTTATTTTGATTTAGGTTATAGACCATGTTCATCTTGGTTTGAGGCGATGGTTAAAAAACTTAAGTATGACAAACGTAAGGTTTCTCAGGAATTGGAATGTAATTTCTTGGGTTCGGGTGATAACGTATTTGATTCTAACTTAATTAAAAATATTACTGATAATATGATTAAAGAACCCATGAATAAAATGATGGGTGGTGGACTTTGGATATGGAAAGAACCTGAATTAGGTCATAAATATATTATGGGTGTGGATGTATCTCGTGGAGATTCTGAAGACTATTCAACGTTTCAAATTTATGATTTTGATGAAAGAGAACAAGTTGCGGAATATATTGGAAAACTTCCTCCTGATGTATTGGCTGAAATTGCTTACAAATGGGGTAACATGTACAACTGTTTTATAGTAATTGATATCACGGGTGGTATGGGAGTTGCAACAGCCAGAAAATTACAAGAACTTGGATATAAAGATTTATATGTTGATGGTGTAGATTTTGGTAATAGATGGAAATACGACCCAAAGGCGGCTGAAAAAATTCCTGGTATTAACTTTAACAATAAAAGGGTTCAAATTATTGCCGCTCTTGAAGAAAGTTTAAGACATGGATTAAAAGTTCATTCATCAAGATTATTGAATGAAATGAATACGTTTGTTTATATTAATGGTAGACCTGACCACATGAAAGGACAACATGATGACTTAATTATGTCATTGGCGATGGCGGTATATGTATCAGATTCATCTTTTTCACAACTCACAAAGGTTACAGAACAGGCGAAAACTATGTTGGAATCTTGGCAGGTTACTTCTTATGACCCACCAAAAGAACAATACTTTAACCCCTCAATTCCGAACACAAACTATAAATCAAACATTGCGTATCAAAATCAACCAACACAAAAGGATTATCAAGACTATTTATGGGTATTCGGCGGAATCAAGCGTTGATAAATATTAGTATTGATTTAAATTTTAAATATGGAAGAAAAGAACCTGACGATATGGCAAAGATTGTCCCAACAACTTGGACCGAATTCCCTTTTGGGTCAAGATATTCCCACTTATAAGTTTGATAAGAAAGAACTATTAAGAACTACGGATAAAGCTGAATACGAGAAAGAAAAATTACAAGCTCGCCAAACACATTATATTTCAAGTCAATGGGGTAAAATTGAAAATAATTTATATTCACAAGCAATTTATTATCAACCAACAAGATTGGCATCATATTACGATTATGAGTCAATGGAGTACACACCTGAAATTTCTGCGGCTTTGGATACATACGCTGAAGAATCTACAACGGTTGATGAAAATGGATATATGTTACAAATATACTCTGATTCACCAAGAATTAAGTCAGTATTAGGAGATTTATTTAATAACGCATTGGATATTAATACTAACCTACCAATGTGGACACGTAATACCGCAAAATATGGTGATAACTTTGTTTTCTTAAAGTTGGACCCGGAAAAAGGTATTGTTGGTTGTTTACAATTACCAAACATTGAAATTGAACGTATTGAAGTTGGTATGAAAGGTAGAGCAACATCTGGTATGGGTGGTGCCGTGGCTTCTAATAGTGATGCCAAAAGTTTAACTTTTACTTGGAAAAACAAAAACTTAGAATTTAATACTTGGGAAGTTGCTCACTTTAGATTATTGGGTGATGATAGAAAACTTCCATATGGTACTGCCATGTTGGAAAAGGCAAGACGTATTTGGAAACAATTAATTCTTGCTGAAGATGCAATGTTAGTTTATAGAACATCAAGAGCACCTGAAAGACGTGTATTTAAAGTATTCGTTGGTAACATGGATGATGCAGATATTCAACCATACGTACAAAGATTTGCACAACAATTTAAGAAAGACCAAGTCACTGACCCACAAACAGGAAACGTAGATATGAGATTCAACCAAATGGCGGTTGACCAAGATTTCTTTATACCTGTAAGAGACCCAGCGGCTCCAAACCCAATTGAAACTTTGCCAGGAGCAACAAACTTGTCTGAAATTGCCGATATTGAATATATTCAAAAGAAACTTTTAACAGCTTTAAGAATTCCAAAAGCATTTTTAGGATTTGAAGAAGTTGTTGGAGATGGTAGAAATTTATCATTACAAGACATTCGTTTTGCAAGAACAATCAATAGAATTCAAAAATCTATGGTTGCCGAACTTAATAAAATTGCAATTATACATTTATTTTTATTAGGATTTGAAGATGAATTAAATTCATTTCAACTAAGTTTAACTAACCCATCTAAACAAGCTGACTTGTTAACAATAGATGTTTGGAAAGAAAAAATGTTGTTATATAAAGATGCTGTTGCACCTGTTGAGGGTATTGCTCCAACATCACAAACTTGGGCTAAGAAACATATTCTTGGTTTCTCTGATGAAGATATTAAACTTGATTTACAACAACAAAGAGTTGAAAAAGCAGTTGCCGCTGAAATCGCCAATACTGCTAATGTTATAACAAGAACAGGATTATTTGATAATATTGACAAGTTATATGGTAATGGTGGAGCATCGTCAGGAACCACAGAAACACCACCGGCAGAAGGAGGTGATATGGGTGGATTTGGAGCTGACTTAGGTGGAGCACCACCAGCAGGAGGTGAAACACCACCAGCAGGAGGTGAAACTGCGGTTACACCGGAATCGGTTAAAAAGAACATGAACATTATTTTAGAACGAGATAATTTGTATGGTGTTGATGAGGTTGATTTAGAAAAAGGAAAACGTTCATTAGGACTAATTGAAGAACAATTAGGAAAACTATTAGATTGATATATTTATTAATATGAAATTTGGACAATTACTTAGCAAGATAGAAGGATTAATGATTAATTCTTATGTGAATGAAACTACAAAATTGGAGTTAAGAAACTTCAAAAAATTGGTGTTGGAAAATAAAAACGCCAGTACAATGTTTTATATTTATACTGAATTATCCAAGAAAAATGGTTATGATAAAACTTTAGCCGAGGCTTACATCAATGAATCTTTAAGACAAGTAGAAAAACTTCTACCAAAATTAAATACACAAAAAATTGAATATTGGGTTAAAGATGTTGTAAGTGAAAATAACTACAAAGATATTGACAATTTAATTTACAACTCTTCTGATAAAATTATGGAGAATGTTGAAAGTAGAAAAACTCTTATAAAAAATTTAAGTGAGACTACTGAAGTTAAAACTGCAATACAATTACCAATGGAGACTTTGATGAATATTGCCAATAGAGAAATTAGTTCTTATATTGAAAATTTAGATGAAGATTCTAAAAGGGATTTATCTAAAGT